TGAAAAATTCTTTGCTCACCAAGCTGCTACTATTGCATCAGGATTCTTGACGCCAGAACAAAAACCAGTGAGTCTTTTTGATAAGTTATCTGAAATGACTACACAAGTTCTTACTTTACAAGAAACTCTAGCCGGTATTAAGGGTGAATTGGCTGTTGAATTAGTAGATGAAACTGGAAATGTAACGAGAATTAGACCTAACACAGTTAATAAGATTTTTGCTGGATATTACACTGATCAAATTAAAGGATTACAAGTTCAAAAAGGTGTTGTTATCACTAAGAACTTTAAATTATTATTAAAGAACACTAGAGCTACTACATTAGAGTTAGTTGCTAGAATTACTGGAACTAGAACTTTACCAGTTTGGCATTCTTCTGCTTCAGGTTTATTTGGTACAAATCCAACTGCAACCTCAATTGATTCTAGAGTTTTAAATGATACTTATTATACAACTGAAGGAAAATATGATAGAGTTCCTATTCAGTATCAAAATTTGGATGCAAATACACTTTTATTAACAAATAATGGTATTAAATATTTTCAAAATATTCCATATCAATCTGCACAATTAAGAGGTCAATATATCTACGGAAGATATTATAATGTTTCTGGAGAAGAGCCTCTTTATTTAGAAACAGAAGTTGGAGGTACTGTTGCTATTACTACATTAGCCACCGCTGAATTTCAATCACCAGCAACTGCAATCACACCAACAAATGCTGGTACTGATTTTATTTGGTCTGGAGCGTGGAGTGCAATAGCATCTGGTGCTAGAACATTGCTTACTGTATCTCAATCGCCTACTACAAATATTACTAATGCTTTATATGACGCTGGTTTATACATACACGTAGATCATCCAGTTGTACAAGATGGTAAAACAAGCACAGCATATACACTTGCAACTGTTCGTAATTACGTCTCTAATACTAAGACCGCTACACTTAAAGCTGACGAAGCTAATGGGAAAAAACAAACACCATATTTATGGTTATCTGCTAGTACTAGGGCGGTAAAAACCAGTTTCGGAATTTATGACCAATATGTATTGGGTGGTAAATCATGTGGTTCTTACTTATTCTTAAATCCAATTAACAAAGACAGTTTAATTGTTGACGGAGATAATAAGTTCGGTAGAAAGAGAATTGCTGGTGGAACATCTGGTAATGCTATTTCTATAGATATTACATTCCAATATAGAATGACCGATTATTATGGTCAAGGAACAACCGGAATAGGTAGAGTTGGTGGTATTATTACTTCTACTCTGACTAACTTAACTTATGCTAAACAAATTGGTATCGATATTTTTGATGCAGATGACGAGCAATTTTCATTTGACTTAGAAGTATTTGCTAAATATAAAGCAGAGGGTAAGAGCATTCAATCAACAGCTACTAGTCAATCTACATTTATTTTTAACAACAATAATTACAACGCAGCTATAACATCTGAATAATATTTACAGTCTCTGTTAAACAAGATATATAGCAGAGATAGTAAAATAATATATTCAGAATGTCTACAACGTTAAATTATAAATTTGATCTTTCAACTGATTTGGAAGATAAATCATTTGCATTACTTAGAACCAATCCAAGGCTTTCTGGTAATAACAAGATTGTCGTGACAAATGGTGGAGAGATTTACCTAGAGACTATTGATGCAAATACACAACTTGCTAGCTCTAGATATAAAAAGCATAGGTTATCAAAAGATGGAGATTATTCTTTTGACCTTGCAGCCTTTTATAATAACAACGCAACTCCTTATGATTTAATTTATGACGTTAAAAGAGAAGTTCCAAACGATCTTACAGCCTTTAATGATTATGAATTTCAATATGAAGACACATACAGATACGGAGCTGGCATAAGCTATTCTAAATTATACGACGAAACATTTAAGATCTTTGTACCATTCTGGTTAGAAAAGAAAGTTCCTACTAAATTTGTTATTTACAGACTTAATGGCGTTACAAATGACGGAGCTACAACTTCTGAAAAAGTAGTTAATATGCTTAAAAATGCAGACATTGTCAAAGTCTTTGATATGTCAAATGATTCAGAATTGGGTGCTTATTTAAGAAAACATGCTAATAATGAAAACTTTCCCAACTCTGCTATCGTAGCAAACTTTAATAAAAATGAGAACTTCTTATATAGAGGTATTGATTTAAAGAATGGTGGTTTTATAACTAAGCCTGAATATATTTTTGATGATATAGTTGGATATGATAATGCAATTATTAATGTAAATGAATATATTACAGATGGCTTAAAAAGAAATGCTATCATTTCTGCTAATCTTATTAATTTAGAATTTCAATTTAATGATCCTAGCGTGGATCCCTATGAAATCAATCGTTATTTTGGTTTATTCGTTGATGAAATCGAAGAAGGTAAATTGAATGTTAAAAATCTAGTTCATAATAACTTAACTGCTACTCAATACGAAAATTACTATGATTTAAGTGCATTTTCATTTCTAGATAGTACTAACTTTGCTTTACCAAGATATGAAGATTTTGATGATGCTACATTAGGTTATGTGACTTCAAAGAAAGGTTATCATAACATAAAGAATGGAAATAGATGGGAAGTTGGAAAAATTCCATTAGGTGGTTTAAGCGGTGTTACATTTGCTGATTTTGATGGTTTTGAAAAACAAGACTTTACATTAAGAGCAGATGAATTTAAAGGGCCAGATTTTGATAGAATTAGATTTGCCATTAATAGCGACTCAGTTCCCACAAACGGTGATAAGCTAGCCCTTACTAGATTACAAAAACAGGTTTGGAAGTTTAACTTTACAACTTTAAGCTTAACAGAAAGTGTAACTATTACTATATCAGATGGTATTACAACTGATTCGTTATCATTTAATACTGGACTTTCTATGTCAGCTGCTCTTACTAATTTTAAGATACAATGGGATTTACAAAGCGGTACATTATTTAATAATTATGAGGTTGTTATCGAAGGTGATACTTTAATCGCTAATGAAACTATAAATACTCTAATAGTTAATGACTTATCATATTCTGCCACTGTCAGTAAAATGAAGATAAAAGCTGGAGCAGATCATATTGATCTTAACAAATATATTATTTCTGCGGATTCTTCGTTAACGAAAGGAACAACAAATGGCAATTACTTTTCGTGTTTAGGTAGTTTAGAAGATGTAGCTTATGCTATTGAATCATGTTTAAAACAGTTCAGTAATGAATTTAAAGTCTCTAGAGACAAATCGATTATTACAGTAACAAGTAACATATCAAGATTCCGATACCCTAACCTGGCGCTCCTAAGCTTCTCAGCTAATGTCATGACACTAGATCTATATGATGGTTACATAGATACTAATAATTATTTAAACACATCAATTTCTGGAACCGTTGTACATGGTTTAACTGGAGGTCACGCTGCTAATAAAGCATTTTTAATCAATTTGGAAGATTTCGAGTCTGGTAAAATTATTGTCGGAGACTATATAGGTTTACAATCATTAAATGAGTATGCTATTGTATTAGACATTGTAAAATACAATGATTCTTATGCTAAAGTTATAGTTGATTGTAAAAAACCATTAGCTATTAGAAAATCAGCTAATGTTTATAAAAAGTATTATCCAACTATTGGTAAATTCTCAGCATATTCTATTAAAGATTTTGACTTTGATTTTTACAGCACTACTTACTCTGATCCTTATGAATTAAAATTAGAAAGTATTAATTACATGGATCCTAATGCTCTTTTAGTACCGCAAGATTCTAGTAAGATATTTAATTATGGTCTACCCGAAGTCCCTAAGATTATTTTTGAAGGTACTTTTAATAATGATTTTTATTATAATTCTAATCCATTAGATTTCTTTGGATTTTTATTACCGTCGCTTGAAGCTGAAGATTCTTCTATTATTAATACTATTGATCCTTTAACAGAATACGATAGACTTCAAGAAAACTATAATTCTAGTTTGTTTTCAAAATCAAGAGTAGTACCTTATATTAATAAGTTCTCATTAAAAGATGCTGTAAATGTTAGAGAAACACCATACTCATTAAACGTATCAGAGGCTTTTGGTAAAACAAATTTTGCAGCTGATATTGAAGTTGAAGGTCGCATAGCACAAAATATGACTCATGAATGGTTTTATATAGATAAGTTTCCTATTTATGGTGGTCCGACTAATGCAGAGAATACGCTTAACGAAATATATCCGGAAGAAGTCTTTAGCTATTTAAACTTTGACGCACAACAAATTAATCAAACATTAAGTTTATCAGATTTTAATGATGTAACTACAAATGTTTTTGATAAGTTTATGGTCTATGATGGATATGCATATAATGTTAGTAATACTGATCCAGTTGGTTTAAGATATTACGATGCACATCCAACACCTAAATACTCTTTATTTAAAGATGGATCAAATGAAACTTTTGCTAAAACTAATTTTAGAGGACTACAATTTACAATTAAAGAGCGTAAAGAGTCTAATGAAATTATACCTACAGAATTTAATGTTTCAAATAAATATAATTCTTACAAGTTTGCAGCAACACTTTTATCTACTGTATCACAAAGCGAACAACAAGATATGTTTGTTAAAGTTATAGTTAATGAAAAATTTAAAACAGTATCGTTATTATTAAATTTGCATTTACAAGAAAAATTAATAACATATATAAACAGAAGAGTTCTTTACGAACTAAGAGGTAGATATGCTGATTCAACTGTCGGAGTTTCTGATAATACCATATTGACTGGCTATTTAGATCTTTTAAATATAACAGGAACTGGGCCATCTGGAACTGGGCCATATATACTAAAGGGTATTGGTACTCAATTTACTACACAAATCACATTAAATAACAAAAGTATTTATGAAAAAGTACGTGTGATTTTACCAGCGGGTTCATCCACATCTAATATGTGTTTATCTATTACGTCAGTTATAGATGATAATACATTATTACTTAGTGAGTTACCAACAGAATTTGTTGGAATTTCTTGTACTAGTTCTATTGCAGATCTATCTAATCTAACATTTAATCAAATTATTAGTGCAGATTATAGTTATTTAAACGGTGGTCAAAATGCACACGGAGAAGTCTTATCTAAATTATCAGCAAAATATATTCATGAATTATTAGAAACAAACAATACTAACGACGTTGAATATATTACTATAAAAGAAGACGGCACATTAGCATACAATCAATTTATATTAAATATTGATGATGGTGTAGATGTTTACAAACCTACGGTTTTGACAGTGTCTGAGAATACTAAAATTCCTTCTTCATTTAGAAAAAGTACTAGTGCTGTTGGTTACAATCTAGCAAATAGATCAAATCCTTATATTACACATCTTAAGAGATTAAATGGATCTTACAATCCAACATTTGCAGATGTTATAGATTTTTATAATCCTTACAATAAATATAAAGTATTTTTAAATGAGGATGTAAGTAATATAAGCGCGCATGTTGCAAGAGAAATGATTTTTAATCAAAAACTTTTTAGAAGTGGTATAACTTTTATGACTAATAGAAAAGACTATGGTGTTATAAAGAATTTGTTTTATCACAAAGTTAACGAGATTAATCAATCTACTATTACTAAATTATCTCCAACAACAGCTCTTAAGCCAGTTTATCCGTTGATAAACGAGGTCGTAATAGACAAGAAAGACGTTAATGTATTTACAAGCAACTTTGAAAATGGATATTATACAAGATCTTTAGCAAACGGTGGATCACAATTAGTTCCTGGAACAAAATCACCTGCTTCTAAAAAATCATTTATGTCTTCAACAGCAATGCAACCACAAAGAAATTTATATCTAACAAAATTTAGTACTGTTAATGTTGCTTCTTTAAAAGATCTAAATACAATAAGAGATCTTGATTCTCAATATGATGAATCATCAACTCAAACTATTGTTTTTGAAACTAAAGATCAAGTCTTTATTGATTTTTATAATCAAAATGTTATTGTAGATGAATTGTTAGAAGCTGGATTATTATCAACTATTAAAAAGTATGTTAGTCCATCTGAAAGTTTTGGAGATTTAACAACAATACAAGATGATGCAAGACAATATGCTCTTAAGAATTTGAATCCTCTTTATAAGATCGAATCTTTACAGTTGTTTGTTAAGCAAATCAATAATGTAGCTTCTAGTATTGCGAGTAAGAATTCTCCGGAAGAAGTTTTAGCTTCTGATTATACAGAAGATGGTAATTTTACCTATCAATTACACGCTAACAAGCCTTTTAATTTGAGGCTAATATATAACAAAAGAGTGGGATATACTTATAGTATATTGCCTATAATAAAAATAAGCATATAAGATGTCAATTAACATCAAAGAAATTTTTCAGTCAGATAATCTATCTACTTCACAAGATAAGATTAACTATAATTTTGACCAGATCTTAGCAAACGGTGGTGGATCACAAGGTTTAAAAGGAGATAAGGGCTCAACTGGTGCAATAGGCAGCATTGGACCCAAAGGTAGTAAAGGTGAAGTAGGTGGAACAGGTGCTAAAGGTAGTACAGGTGCTGATGGATATTGGACTCTAGAAAGTTATACTAGCGGTATTCCACTTGATGATCAACATACTCTTTTACCAAAAATTGAGCCAGTATCTGGTGCCAAGGGTTATAAACCAACTAATTTGGTATTAGGTGTTGATGATGCTTTATATACGTTAGATGCTATTGATAAAAATGCTCTAGTTAGTTTAGTGAGCGGAAAAGGTAGTGCTGATTGGGATGATTTAATTAGAATAAGAATAAGAAATAATGATGGCACATTTAATGCTACATCTGCTGTAGTTAGATTAATTCCTGGTACAGGAGGTGCTAAATTAAAAATAGCAACTATTGACGGAAATAACAGTTTTGAACTTGCCTCTAATAGAATAGACTTAGTAGGTAATGATACATCATTAATAGATGGAAATGGTTTAACAAAACTTAGAATAACTAATTCCTTTAATGAAGCGGCTGGTACATGGAATTTCTTAACTGGTAGTTCAATTAATATTGCCGCAAACGGCACTGCTATAACTCTTAAAAATGATGGCAACTCTAGTTTATTAGGTAATAATATTTTTGGAGCTACTGGCAAAACTAATCAAATTACTGGTACAACTAATACAATTACTGGTACAAATATAGTTACCGGAGCTGAGTTTAGAATTAACCCAACTGGTGCTTCACCGGCTCTTAATAAAGTATTAGTTGCGCAAGATACTAATGGTAAAGCTCTTTGGAAAAACCCAACAGAAGTAATGGGAATGTACCCAATTGGAACTATTGTATTTGTCAATCCTGCTGATATTATAGATACTTATTTTAGTATTACTAATTATTTATATCCTTCGCTTTTAGAAAATGCATCAGACTCTTATCAATTTTTTGGAAGAGGAAAATCGGGCACTAGATGGGGAGGTTGGTATCTTTTGTTTGGACAAACTAACGCATGGTATAACGTTTCTACATTAATTAGTTATGTGCCAACAAATATTCCAGGAAGTTTATTAATGGGAGCATCAGCTCCTGATAATACAGACCTGCCTGGTGATACTTATACACTCGATGGAGATTTTAAATCTTCTATGGGTACTCAAGGTTATAATCCACCAGTTGGATATGGTACTTCTTATCAACCTACTCTTAGAGGAGATTATACAGGCGTGGGTTCTCAAGGAGTTATAGGAACAGGAACGTTAACTAATGTAGGCGATTTATTAACTCAATTTGGTTCAAGTGCTAGTGTTTACGATGTATTAGACGGTGCTGAAATCATTGACGGTGCGGGAAGCAGTTCTGTCAATGGTTATAGTATTCATCCTCATCCCAATTTTCATCCGTTACCGATGGCCGTTTATTTAGGCAGAACTGATTTAATATATGATTATAGTGCAGGTAGTTCTGAAGAAAATGATGTATAAGATTAATTTAAAAGATGTTTAAGAAAATAGAAATAAAACCCATTCATTTTGTAGCAGTAATCTTAGTCTTGATTATTCTAATGATGGGACAGTGCTCGAGAATTTCAGGCTTAAAGGCTGAAAGAACGGCTCTTGAAACAAAAATCACTAGAGTTGAGAATAACATCTTAGCTTCAAATGATTCTGTGACTTTCTATAAAAATAAACAGGACTATTATATTTCTCAGATCAGTGGATTTGAAAAGACAAAACAAGAATTGTTAGATGACAAGGATCAAGCTTATCAAAAGTATGTTGGTGTTTTGGATCTTAACAAAAAACTTAAAGGAGTTAATAACTTATTACAAACTCAAATTACCGTAAAGGATTCTATTATCAATTCAATGATGATAGTCACTAATAATTATGATGGTACTTCTACTATTACATTAGCAGACGACAAAGATTTTGGTGATAACAACTGGAGAAGATTTAAAGGCAGTGTTGTAGTAAAAAGACAAGCAGATGCTTTAACATCCCTAAGTTCTAATTTCTTATACGAACAAAATATTATGCTATACAGTAGTTTAGAAACTATTGATGGCAGAAAGAAAATCAAAATAGCCACAAAATATCCTGGCATCAATTTTAATACTATTGAAAATATCAGCGTCATCGAGGACGAGTTAAATAAGGTATCTGAAAATAAGAAGATGAAATTTGGTGTTAGTATGGGAGTTATGTATGGAGCAGCTATTATCGGCAATCAAGTTTACTTGGCACCGATGGTTGGTTTTGGCTTTACAATAACACCTAAATGGTTACAATTTTAAAATAGAATAAAAAAATGGCAAAAGCATCAAGATTTTTTAAGATCGACGACGACATATTGATGGAGGTAATTTACCACGATCAGTCAAATCCATCTGCGTACGCAATTGAAACAGATAACAATGGTAGTGAAATGTATTTTATCGGTACAGATGGTGTTACCGGTGGTCAAAAATTATTGGTTCATGAATTAGGTTCATCGGTTGTAAACTTCGAGGTGACAGAAGATCAAGCTAATAAATTTCTAGTGGTTGAAAATATTACTAATAGAAGTTTAGTACTAGCTCCAGGAAATACTTATCAATTTGATGTATCAGCTTTGACAAATCCTACAAGTTTTGATATTACTGATACTACATTGGGTACCAAAAGCTATAGCGCAGGAATTTTTAGTTATACTCCAACAAAAACAGGAGAATACAAATATACTTATACTGATACTGTAACTAGTACAATTACTGGTTTACCAATTCCTTTGGTTTATAACCAAGGTAAAGTTTCAGTCATGTTAAAAGCCAATCCTTTGTATGCAATACCAAATGAAGACACTGGAAATAATATTAACACTGGACCTGGACAGCCAAACAGATACCATGGTGTTGCTGTTAACGAAGAAAGAACTAAATTTGCTTTATTAGATAGCACATGGAATTACATTCAAAATAGTGGTGATTGGGTTGGAGATAGTTATGCAACTATTTTAGCTTCGCTACCATATAATAGTCTTAATACAAATTCAGTCGTTTATGAAACTATCAGATTGCATTTAAGATCAGGTTACAATTTTGCTGGTCGTGGTTATGAAGGATTCTTATTTGAGGTTAGAGTACCAAGAATAAGTGGTATCATGAATAACTTTACTCAGATTGTTTATTTGAACTCATCAAATTATGAACTTCAAAATCCTGAGCCATTTATTTTATCAGAAACACTTTATTCTAAGTTTATTGAAATTAAAGTGCCTTCATTAAAAGACTTAGATCCTGATTTTGCTGAGCTATTCTTTGGACTTGCAGCTTCTGGAAATGAAGTTGATCCTACTGCACAATATGACATTAGTTTTAAATTAATTGACACTTATAAAACACTAGGTGGTTTTGATTTTATCGAAACAGCAGAAGAAACTAATTTTGCTTTGGCAATCGAAGATGAGTTTATTGATATTTCAGCTAGTGTTACAGAATCAACAGAAGGAGATTACTTTGAAATGGTAGGTCTATATAATGGATCTGCTGCATCATTCAATAGTTATATTACAAATAGAATTAATACATCTTCAGACGACATAACTGTTTCTCATGATATTACTATATTTGAACAAATCGGTAATTCATTTATAAAGACGTTTCAAACTACGTTTAATCAAACTCAAGATTTTGATGAGCCTATTACATTTAGACCTATCATTAAAAATGCAGCTGGTGCAGTTTCTTTTACAATTGATTATACACTTAGAGTTTATAACGAAACCGATAATACTCAAATTGTAAAAAATTCAAGTTGGAATAGCTTAAACTCTATTAACAAATGGACACCTACCAAATTTGGTAAGAAGTTACAAAACATAGTTCTTAAGAATTCAAATGTTGAAACTAAGGTTTACAATAAATTGCCAATGATGAATATGGCAACAGCTACAGAAAAAGCTATGAACTTGAATCCAATTCAAAGTCAAGTAAAATATGTACAGAACTTTACTGAAAGAGTTAACGTAGTAACAAGTAATTCATCTGTTAATATTAATGCTGGAACTGCTTTAGAAACTTCAGCAACTGCATTCGTTGGAGAAGGACTTGCCGAAATTTCTATTTCACCAGTTGACACTTTCATTAAATTTAAAGTAGCAAAAGAGGTTGATGGCGATTTAGAAGCTGTAAACCTTACTAATGCTGAAACACTATATTTATTTTTTAGTGATGGTGCAGGAAAAAGAGTTAAGTTTGCCAATACACAGGAATACAAAGCAATTGATTCTTCAATGGGAGAAATCTTATTTAAAGTAGACGAAGGCAATGCTAATATTGTCAGAGGCTTTGTTAATAAACAATTTTATATCACAATACACAACGGATCTAATGAGACTATGTTGTATAGTGGAAAATTCAAGAACGCATAATGATTTTAAATTCTAGAAATAATCTATTTGAATTTAAGTTTCCTAGGAAATTTATACCTGAAGAAGTAGCTGCCAAATATAAAAGTTATTTGAACAGAATACCAGGTTCTGTCCTTAGTGAACCTATTGATTATATTAATTATAGTATTCAAGGAATCTCAATGCCAGGAATTGCGTTTGATCCAGTTGAACAAAACTTTAATGATGGTACTACAACATATCACAGAGGTGCTATTCCAATTCAAAATACAATTAACAGAGAGTTTTCTGTTACCATGCAACTTTTAGATGGTTTTATTAACTATTGGATCATGTTAGACACTTTGCTTTATTATTATAGTAAAGATGTTAAAGAGCCATTTATCCAAGATGTTAGTCTTAATATTCTAGACGCTGAGGGAAATATCTTAGCAACTGCTAAGTTTGAAAAGCTAATCTTTAAAGAACTAGGTGAACTTGAATTAAATATGAGTACTAACGTTGCTCAGTTTTCTACATTCGATTGCACATTTAATTATAATAAATTCAACCTTAAAATAGAGTTGGATTAATCTGATATATACTATATGAAAACATTCATTGAACACTTACAAGAAACCGTTAATCCCGATATCAAGGCTTTAAATGAAGCCCTACAGGAAGAATGGTCTCCTGAATTAGAGTCAAAGGTTGATGCTGCTATTTCAGAATGGTTAAAGCAATACACTGATGAGTCTGGTAAAATTGATTTGGAAAGATTCAACGAAGAAATTACTAATGAAGGCTTTTTAGGAAGTATCTTAGGAGGACTTACAGGATTTGCATTAGGTAAATCAATTGGTAAAGTTATCGCTAATGTATTAGGCATACAATCTGGCGTTTTATTTGATCTTTTAACCTCAAGATTAGTTGGAGCTGCCTTAGGCTCTGCTCTTGGTTCACGCGTAATTTAATGAACATAGTTTCAATTGACTTCTCTATAAATTCCCCAGGAATTTGTATTTACAACACCATTGACCAGAATTACATTTTTGTTTCTTACCTAAAACCCAAAACGGGAACGAAGGCAGAACAAAAGATGCAAGACGACATGTCAATCTTAGAAGGTTGTGTGATGGTTAAACAACCAAACTTTGCAGCTCAAACTGAATTTTCAGAAGGAGAACTTGCAAAGATCTTAAAATACAAGACCATCTCAAAGGATATTATTAATATCATCTTAACTCACACCAGGTGGGAAGATCCATACTTATTTGCTTTTGAAGGCTCTTCTTACGGATCAAGTGCTGGCACAAATAACATTATTGACATGGCAGCCGCAGCAGCTATCCTAAAATTAGAGATTATAAATACCATAGGTCCTAAAGATATTATGACTATTGCCCCTTCAACTATCAAGAAACATGCTGGTAAGGGTAATATGAAGAAAGATGAACTATGGGGTAAATTCTTAGAAAATTGTTTGAACGATCCAAATCTTGAGTCTCATCCTATTTTTGAGTTTGTTAAAACTTTGGGAGTTTGCAAAAAAGTGCCGAAACCCCTTGATGACTTAATTGACGCTTATTTCCTGAATCACTTAGTTGGGTCTAAATTGGTCCAAACCTAATCTACCTTCTGGCTTAAAGACTTTAATTATATGCTAGTGCTGAAAAACTGTTTCAAAAAAAGTGAAAATAATTTAATATTTTTAAAATAGTTCTTTGGGGCCTCATTTTTTTAACAGTAGACGGATATATAGAAGGTGATACTTTATGTATAAGCTCCAATCCCGGGTTATCTTTCACTATTTTTGAAACATATCTTAGGGTACACGGTATAAGTATTGTTATCGCACTTAAAGGCATTAACGCAATTAATAATTAAAGAACTAAACAATTTAAAGAATTAAAGACATGGCAGAATTTGACATCTTCAATCTTGGGGTCGACGCAGTTGACACCCACGCAGTACAAACAACTTCTAACTCAGAAGTGTACAAACCTACCGCAGATGACGGTAAAGACGGAACCTACAAAGCACTTATCCGCTTCGTACCTAATCCAAAAAACCCACGTAACTCACTAGTTAAAAAGTATGTACATTGGTTGACTGACGCTTCAGGCGAAGGTAAACTAGTTGACTCACCTACTTCTATCGGTGAAAAGTGTCCAATTGCAGATGCATTCTGGAAACTACGTAAATCAGACTCAGCTGTAGATCGTAAGATCTCTGAGAAATTAAAAAGACGTGAACAGTATTACGCTCTTATCAAAATCATTAAAGATCCACAAAATCCTGATTTCGAAGGAACATATAAGATCTTTAAATTTGGTTACAAAATCAAAGAAAAGATTGACGCAGAATTGAAACCAGACTTTGGTGAACCAACTCAAATCTTTGACCTTTTTGAAGGCAAAAACTTCGAGTTAATCATCACTCGTCAAGGTGAATTCAATAACTACGATAAATCAAAATTCTCATCAGCCCGCTCACCAATCACAATTGATGGTAAAGCAGCAGAACGCAATGCAGAATTTATGGCTTCTATCAAAGAAGAAATCACATCAGCACCAGATTTAACAGCTTACGAATACCAAGTATGGGATGACCAAACTAGAGACTTCGTTAATGCAACATTACGTCAATATTTGACACCAGGTGGATCAGCAATGGACGAGCTAACAAGCTCAGCTCCAAAGAAAAAAGCTGCACCAAGCAAAGCTGCTGCAACAGCAAGTGAGGATTTCGATTTAGAAATGACTACTTCTGCACCATCAGCAACTGCAACTGTTAACTCAAGTGATGCTGACGATTTAGATTCATTCTTGAACGACTTAGACATTTAACAATGGCTAATATCAGTGATGATTTAAAAGATAAAATCCGTCAACTGGTTAAAGAAGTCGTTGTTCAAGAACATACAAACTCACAGAAACAAATGATTAAGGAAATGCCAGGGCGATTAGCTCTGGCATGCCCTTTTTGTGGTGATTCAACTAAAGATGGCTTAAAGAAACGTGGCAATCTTTTTTGGGACACCTTGCAATATCACTGCTACAATTGTGGAGAACATAGTGATGTACATGCATTCTTAAAACATTTTGGCTTTAGACTAAGTTCATCGGAAGATTCATTGGCAGTAATTGATATTGTCAAAGAAAATCGTATGTCAGTTGCCAGAACAGAATCACTTCAACATGCTGTCCTTTTACAAGCAGCAGAATTAGCAATTCCAATTCAAGACTTTAAAAAATTAACAGGAGCAGTAAGCATTGAGCCTGGAGATTTTGCGTGGTTTTATTTAAAAGGACGTATGTTGCATTATATGTGTGATGACTTTCTTTATCAACCCAAGAATAAAAAACTCTTGATCTTAAATCGAGTTCCTGGTAAAAATGCCATTTTAGGCTATCAAGCTCGTGGTATAGGATCTTATAAAAGCAAGTACTTGACATTTGAATTAAGTAAAATGTATGAAGACTTTGGCTTAGAATTCCCGGAAATGATACCTGAAAACAAAGAAACCCTAAATAGGATCTCAACCCTATTTGGTATTATGAGCATCGACTTTGGTCGCTCTTTTACTTTGTTTGAAGGACCAATTGATGCTAAGTTTATGAAGAACACTATAGGACTCGCAACTGTTGGTAGAAATACTGATGAGTTTGATGAGATTCAAACAGTTAGATACTTCATGGACAATGACGAAGCTGGTAAAAAGAAGATGATTGAAAAGCTTAAGAAGGGCAAATCAGTGTTTTTATGGTCTAAATTTCTTTCTGATGCAAATATAGATACATATATAAAGGATCTAAATGATCTGGTAAAGTATTGTGCCGAAACAAAGAATAAACACTTAAATAAGATTAATGACTATTTTAGTAACTCTAGTTTCGATATGTACCATATATGAAAAAAACATTTGAACAAAGCATGCTCGACTCACTCGAGGAATTTAACAATGATAAACAAAGACACAGCAAGAATTTTAGATTGCTAATAGGCTTCGACGTGCCTCAGTACAATTATTCTAGTCCGACGTTTAACATACCTCAAAAGCCCAAGAACCCTAAGAAAAGAATCGCCGATAAATATACAAAGCCCGGTAAGAACTCACTTTTTTAAAACAATATAGATGTCAAATAAAATAATAGAGCTTGATGAAAAATTAGCTACTGAGAGAGGAAGTTGGACCGAAAAGATAACTGAATTAGCTAAAAGAATCAAGTACATAAACGGTTTAGAGGACTTAATAGCAGAAATGTTAAGTCACCGTCAAGTCTTAGTCGATCGTTCAACTCAAATGAACATCATGATTAAGAAACAAAAATCTCGCATAGATGTTCTGTGGCGAGAGAATTTCATCAAATACTACAACTTCGACTACAAACTTACTGATAAGCAAAAAGAGCAGTTTCTTGTTGCTGACATGACAGAAGACCACCAAAAAATAGGTCTTCTAGAAGCTCAGTTAGATTTTTATAAAGAATCAGTAAAGACTCTAGATAACATGGGATTTGCTGTTCGTAATAGACTTGCTATAAAAGATCTATAACGATAGAAAAACAACACCCAACTGGTGTGGAATTAACATTGACTGAAGATAGTCAATTCCTAAGAATAGATTCAGCGACTGAACTTGAATTAGAGCAATTGAATATCACGCTTACTAGGAGAATTGAGAGCTGGAGGTTTCACCCATTAGTGAAAAAGAAGCTATGGGATGGGTATGTTTCTTATATTAAAGATAATAAGTGGATCCCTGCAGGACTTTGGAAAGAGGTTATGCAGATGTGCAAAGACTATAAGTATGAGCTAAAGTTAAATGGTGTAACTACTTTATTTGATAGAGAAATTCAAGCTGAAGAATTTGAAGCATGGGTCAATGAATACTTTAAGGATTCTAAGATGAAACCCAGAGACTACCAGATTGATACAGCGTTTAATATTTTAAAGTTTAGAAGATGTTTAGCAGAATTAGCAACTTCTGCTGGTAAGACTCTAATCAGCTTTCTGACGATAGCGTATATGCTTGAAAAGCAAAAGGTTGAGAAGATACTATTTATTGTACCTAACGTTTCGTTGGTTGTACAAGCTACAGAAGATTTTGATGAATATAATTACAGAAATAGAACACCAATCAAGGTGCAACAAATCTATTCTGGCCAAACTATCAAAGCCAACAGAAATGTTGTAGTTGGTACATATCAATCTCTGGTTAAAAAGCCAAAAGAATACTTTGATCAATTTGACTGTGTCATGATCGATGAAACTCACAAAGCAAAATCAGCGTCTATTAAAACCATTTTACAGAAATGTGTAAATGCCAAGTATAGATATGGATTATCAGGTACTATTCCAAAACCAGGTACATTGGATCGTTTAACTCTTATGAGCTTTACG